ATTCTTGAATACCAGCTTGAGCCTGTGGCAAGAAACCCATAGCAGCATCTAAGTTAGCTTCTTGTTTACCATACAACCCAGATGCTTGATCTAGGCTTCCTTGAAAGTCTCCTAGTCCAGCTGTTGCTTGACGGGCTTGTATTTGTAATGGTGTAAGTCCTGCTGTTTGTTCTATAGGTATATCTTTAGGCTGAGATATTAACCCTTCGTATTCTCCCGGAGATCCAAAGTAAGAAGCTAGTAATCTTCTAGAGTAGTCCTCCATGTATGGAGAGACAAAAGAATAACCTGTTTGAGGCGTAGTTATAACATCTGCTGGAGGAGCGGTAACTGTTTTGCTGCTAAATATTCCCATTACTTATACATCTTAGCCATTTCTTCGGCTTGTTTTTGAAAATCATACATCTGACGAGCACCCATTAATCTTTGTTCGTATTCATCTTCTGGGTTTGCACCGGCCATAATGCCCATACCTCTGACTGCAGCTGAGTTAAAAACAAATTCACCATCGCTTAACATAGCTGGTATCTTGTCTCCTCGCTCGCCACCGGGACCTGTTACTAATTCTTCTCTTTCTGGAAACTCTTGTGCGTCAACGTAAGTACCATCTTTAGCATATAGCTGGCTTTGTATACGTCTTGAACCTAAGGTGTCTACGTATGTAGCTTCTTTAGGCGGTGCAACTAAAGGTGAGAAAGGTACACCTTTTGCTTCTGAATATATTTTTGATACTTCACTTGGATAGAATCTATAAGCAGCAGGAGTTTCATCTCTTGCATCAATTGATATGTCTTGTCCTGGAGCAATATCTTTATATTGTAAGTCTTGATACAAAGAACCTCTGCCGTCACCTACTTGCGGTGCACCATAAGCCATAGCGAGACGATCTGATTCAGGTATGTTACTAACTACTTGGTCAGTGGCTACTTGATCAGAAGGCGTAACGCCTAATACATCTCTCATATAATCAAAGTCTGGATTTCTTTCCAAGAACCTTTCAATGTTTCCAAGATCAGGAATGCTTGCGATTCCACCTAGATCATAACCGGGTACATCATACCCAAATCTGTTTTCAACAAGTGCTGGATTCTTTTTAGCTAAGGCTTTTATCCCTTTATTTCCTTCAGATAAACTTTTCATTGTTAATCTTATTATATTGTTATTGTAGTATTTCCTGCTACCTTAATCGTAACAGAACCTAATGATGACTGCAGCTCGTAACCCTGTGGACTCACAGGAGTATGTAACTGTACCCATCGGTTGCCAGTATATACTTGCAATACACCGATAGACGTATTCCATATTACATCACCTTGATTAAAAGCCAAAGTAGTAATCTCAGAATCATTAAACTGTGGTGTTGAGTTAGGATCGAACTGTCCTAAGTTAATTTCTAGTATTCTAACTAGACGATTGAACGTTGTTGAATCAACATTGTTTAAAGCTAATGGTAGTCTACTTGGTAAAAGTTTTGCCATTACCTTTTGCCGTCAGGCCTTATCTCAAATCTGTTTGCTCCAAGTCTCCATCTAAAACCAGTTCTTAGCCCTGTAGCTGCATCATCATCTGACTGTGCTCTAAATACCATTTGCCTAGATCTAGCTCTAACATAGTTCTGTTGTGTACTGCTAGTCACGTTATTAGTGGAGTTAGTAGATAAACTGTCTCCCGGAAAGTTTCTTGTTTTTAATACAAAGTTAATTTGACCAGCACTAGAGTTGTCACCAAAGAATTTAACATCTGGAATAATTTTCTTTACGAAGCCAAACTTTTCTCCATCATCAATATCAATATCACCAGACTCTATAAACACATTGTCCATTGGTAAGCCGTCTGCATCGTCACTGTTTTCATGTGTATAAACGTAGTTAACAGAACTGTCTTTGCCGGCTGCCCTTGGCTTTTGAAAGATTCCATCATCTAACCAGGCTGTACGCGATAGCTCTCCGATGCTCCATGCACCTTCTAAATAGTTATAAACAACATATCTGTCGTTTTCAGAAGATGAACCTGAAGGATAGAACCAACCAACTTCGTTAAACTCTCTGTTGGTAAATGCTACAACTTTAAATGCTTGACCTTGATTAAAGTCATCAAGCACATAATTTAAAACAGAACATGTTAGTCTGCTAACAGAACCAGAGTAAGAATAGAATCCATCTCTTGCCATCCAATAAACTGAATCAGGTGCATTGACTACTCCATTTGGAGATATTAATCCTACGTTCTCGTTAATAAGATTTATTCCAAAAGTAAATGGAGCACCAACAAACTGCATGCTATATAAAGAAGTGTCAGTCCATATAAGGGTTTCTTGTCTTGATCTTAACCCACCAACTATTTGAGATCCTGATGACAGTCTTAATGATCCTGCTGTGTTAGTAGAAGTAGGCTCCCATTCAGTAGCACTTTCTTGGTCAGAGAATGCTATTAGTAAAGGATCTATAGAACCAGATCTAGCACTACCTACAATTGGATCTGCACCTAATACAATAACGTGACGATCAATATCACTAACAATAGTTTGAATGCCTTTAGTTGGAGCTAAGTTTGCTCCTGCTAAAGTGGTAATGTTAACAGCTGGATTAGATAAGCCATTGCTTTCGTCCCAATAAAATATACCACCATTCCTTGGATTAATAATTAGGTCTTCTCCAAAAGCATCATGAGACCACAATCTTAATTGATTTGTTTCACTTAAAGCAGTAGCAGAACCCCATGTACTAGCTCCCCAAAGTCCTGCTCCCCACCCTGTAGACTCTACATAAGTATCTAGACCTACATTAATTTGATAAACGCCATCTACACCTGATCCGCCGTTACCACTGTCACTACCGTTAGCTGTTACTGTAGCTCCAGAAGTATCTTTAGCTGTTATGGTGTAAGTGTTTACTCCTGTGACTGTAGCGATTTGATACTCTTGATTTAAAACATTTGCAGTTACTAAGCCTCCTAGACTAACAGCACCGCTAATAGTTACAGTGTCGTTTGCTACAGCTCCATGACTAGAGTCAGTTACAGTAATCGTTGAAGAACCGTTTGTTGCTGCAAAGGTAATAGAGTTAGTGCTTGTTTTTCTTATAGGTGTAATATCATTAAAATTATCTCCACTCTGAATATAGTATTTGGTAGTTGTTCCTAATCCTAAATATCTTGTAGCATCAAGAGCAACCCATGCTGTTAGTGCACGACCTGTACCTTCATAAGAAGATGTAACTGTTTTTTCCCAACCACCGATCTTCTCTGGCAGTCCTTTTCTAAATCTAACTAGGTTCCCATCAGACCATCCGCCTTTATCCATAAGATCAGTAAACTCTTTATTGATACCCGGATTAAATATTAGTTTAGTTACAGCCATTCTTTTCCTTCAAATAATAAAGCTTCTGCTTCTCTTCTACGAATTAAGCCATCAAGAACCTTACCTCCAGCTTTGTTCCAACGTTTAATTTGTTGTGGTACTTCTGTGTATTTCTCTTCGTTTAATACTTTTAGCATTGTAGATTCTTTTAAATTAGTTGGTCCCAAATTGTAAACCCAAGAACAAAGCGCATCAAATTGATTTTGTTCTAAGGGTACTTCAACCATATCATTTATATAGCCCTCGTATTCAGGCAGTTCTTCTTGTAGTAAATGCTCTGCTTCGTCTTGATTTATTTTATCGCCTTCTTTAACGCCTTTAATAGTGCCGTATGCAATTGTCCAAATTCCTACTGAGTCTTGGTAAGCCTCAAGTTTACATCCTTCAAACTTTTTAATTAAAGCTATACCCTCTTGTGATATGTTCATCTTATCCCCAAACTTTAACTTTTGTTCCACCCCAATACTCCACTGCATGGCCTTCTTTAATAAGCTTTGCACAAATATCTTCGCCGTCTTCAGTGTACGGTATTCCCAGGATCCTTCCATACTTACCTTTACCTAATGATTTTACTTTAAATTGACCAGTACAAAGTTCTTGAAGTCTTTCTTTAGCCTTTAGACCTAATGCTTTTTCTGCTAAATTTCTAGTACGGCTTTCAGGTGTATCAATACCAGCAAGCCTTACTCTTTGCTTGTGTAATTTTACATCAAAACCAAGATCTAAAATGCAGTCAAAGGTATCTCCGTCTACGATTCTATCTAACGTAGCTCTGTATACAAATTCTTCTGGTGATTTACTCATTAGGTTCCCCCTTTGGTTTGTCGTATTCTCTATAATACTTGATAATTGATAAAATATCTTTAGACCAACGAGTAATTTCTGCCATGTCCATGCTTAAGTTTTCATACTCTTTACTTGATAAAGAATAGTATGCACGTCTAGGTGCATCTCCGTTCTCTAGATTTTGAAGATATTGTTCCATTAGTTCTGGTGTCATGATCTCCCAATCTACTTCAGATAAACTCATTGGATAAGGTAATGGTGGATGATACATGGGTGGTCTTTCTGCAATCTTTCTAACTTCTACAGGCTTAACTGATTGCATCATTGAACAACTTGCTATAAATATAGACAGGCTAATTAGTAATAGGTTTTTCATCAAATTGATTTGGGTTGGTTAATTCTTCTAAAGTTGTCATTACTCTTGCTGATGCTTTGTTAATTTTACTTTGCATAAGTCCGGGCTTTGCTAAAGCTAATTGATCTAAGTCATGATTAGCAAACGTCTTACGCAGTCTGTTTACGTCTTTCATTGCTTCTTGTTTTTCAGCCTCTAGTTGATTGAGTTGAACTTGTTGGTTTTTCTGTTGCTCTAGATAACGTTCAATAGATTCGTTTTGTTCTTGTATCTGTGTCTCTAAAACAATCTGATTACCTTTAAGTATGCTGATCTGATCGTTTAAATAATTTATATACCAACCTGATCCTGCTATTGTTAGAAACAACAGGCCACCTAGTATTAATGATAGTTTCATTCCCATGTATATATTTCCAATGGTTTATCTTTACCTTTAACCTTCAAAGGCTCTAATAATCTTAACCTATAATCGCTTTTAATGGCAGTGTTGTAGCCAATCAACAGATCAACACCAGCTTCTTTAGTTCCGCTTTCAAGACGCGCCCCGGTATTAACAGCATCACCTATGGCTGTGTAATCAAATCGTGATTCGCTGCCCATATTACCTATAACTGCGTACCCTGTATTGATGCCAATACCAATAGCTACAGGCGGTAAATCTTTTTCTGCCATCTCTATATTTAGATCTTCCATATTCTTTTGTATGTCTAAAGCGCAATCTATAGCTTTGTTTTCGTGAAAGTCTTGATCCAATGGTGCATTAAATATAGCCATCATTGCATCACCTATATATTTATCTACCATTCCTCCATGCTTCTGGACCGCTTTCTGTTGTGCAGTTAAAGCTTTGTTCATTATATATGTGACCTGTTCTGGTTCTAATCTCTCCGACATAGATGTAAAGCCTCTAACATCTGTAAATAAGAAAGTAGCATAACGTTTTTCTCCACCTAGCTTCAAAAGTTCTGGATTGTCTTGCAGTTGTTTAACCTGTCTTGGATCAAGATAGTGTTCAAATTGTTTTTTAATCTGTTGTCTTAGCTTGTACTGTTCTCTAAATCTTAAATAGAAAGCAACAGCACCAGTTATAAACTGTGAGATCACAGTCCAGGTTACGTCTATAAGAATGCCTTGTTGTATAGTCCAGTACCCATAACCAAGCGTAGCAATCATTAATGTTAATCCAGATACTAACCCCCACGTAATGCCTAAAACATTTAATAACATCCACATAACGAATATAGATCCAACTAATATCACTGCTTCTACCGCCAACGCATAGTCAGGTATGTAGGGGCTGTCTTGTATTAGTATGCTCTCTGCTAAAGCTGCTTGTATCTTGTGTGGTTCTAGTAGTCCAACTGGAGTTGCTAATTGAGGCATAATGCCTTTGGCTGTGAAGCCAACAAAAACAAAAGTATTTTCTACATTCATTTCTTCTAAAGATGTTTCACGTGGAACAACCCATGAAATCCATTTTCTGCCTAGATTGTCAGTTTTAGCTGGAGGTATTCCTCTAACTGATATCTCTTCTATACCATTATCATTTGTATTTATAATGTAAGTATCTGCACCAGCCAGGATCTTTAAAACTTCTGTACTAAAAGCTGGAACCCACCCATCCGGTGTTCTTAATAACAAAGGCAATCTACGTATAAGGTTATCAACATCTGGTCTAGCTACTGCAATACCTTGATTAGCGTTCTGTTTAAGTATGTCTATGTTCTGTATAACACCCTGTGCATTTATGCCACCTGTGTCTTCTGGTCCTAGAATGACCGTCCCGGTTGTTGGAGGATAATCGCCATTGTCATTTTCAAACATGGCAAGAACGCTAGGTGCATAAGATAGTGATTCAGCAAATTGTTTATCACCGCCAAAGCGGTCAGGTTGTGGGAAGGCAACCACCCATCCAACGCCAATTGCTCCTCTTTCTAATAACTCTATTTGTATTTCAGCGAGTCTTTGTCTACTCAGAGGGTAGCCACCTTCTTTAGTTATATCATTCTCAGTGATATTAAGTACAGTAAAATATTCAGAAGATTGTTGATCTTTAACTAAAGCATCAAAAGTTTTAAGTTTTAACACCTCAAGTGGGATGGTTTGATAAGCAAAAGGCAAAACTAATATAAGTATCAGTGATAGTGGTATAAGTTTTTTCATCCTGATCCTTGTTTAATTGTTATTGTTGTTGAAGATCCACCATTCACTTTAACAGTATTAGATACACCGTCCTGTATTAATATGATGGTATAACTGCCAGAACCATCTAAATTTAATTTTGCGCTTTGACTAACTGTTCTAGTCAAACTTATGTTTTGTCCTGAGACTATAGTGGTTATCTGCGTGTCTTTGTCCTGGCCTATCTCTGTTCCAACAATACGTATACCTACGCCACCTTGTTTAAGTGCATCGTCTTCTTTAGATATAGCTAATGCATC